CTCTTGTGAGATTCCTAGTGTTGGTCCATAGGTTTCCATTTTTACTCCTCGTTATCTTTTGGTAGCTGTTTTGCTTCATCATCACCTGCTTGCTCCGCAATCTCAACAATCATGCTGCCTAGCCGATTGCATCGTGCATCAAGTACACGCATCAGGTAATCCATACGTCCCATTTCTTCACGAGCTAGGCCAATCTCCTGATACATCTTCATCTGATCTTCGTTGAAGTCATCAGTATAATAATCTTTATCGTTGATCGATAGTTTAGGCACTGTTTTCTCCTTTGCTGTTTAACATTTGCGTTACTCCGTAAGTATCTTTATTGCTTTGATTGACATACCGTCAATGTCATAAATATATTCCTGTAGACTTTGGTCAATCTCTTCATTAACTTCTCCATCTACAGGAACAGGGTATTCATCTTCGTCTATGTGTAGTGTTAAAAATACTTTAACTATCATCTACTTCCTCAATAAGCTTGGTCAAATACCACTGTGCTTTCTTCAAGTCCTCTGTACCATTCTTATATCGGTATCTCCATAGATACTTCATTATATTACCTTGTAGGTAGTACTCATACCCATCACCAGTGGCTGCACGAATGGCATCAATGCATTCAATACCTGCTTGATTATAGTGTGGTGGGTTGTTTACATTGTCTACCATTCGTTTCTCCTTTCTAAAAATTTACTTTTACTACATTACCGTCACGTTCTTCTATTAGTGGTTTGTCTTGTGCCATTTCATCAGCATCAATCTTATCAACCAACTTGAACAGCTTGCGTCTTACATCATGATCCTGCTCCATTAAAGGTATAGCAGCTATCAACATGTCCGTCAACATCTTTAGATGGGCAAAGTCATCTGCTTTCATAGTGTTGTCATCTGTTGTCAGCATACCTACTGTAAGATCACCTGTCCAATCTCCATTGTCATCCACATCTGGTGCAATACGGATAACGAAATCGTTAGGGTTAAAGTTTATTAATGAGTTTAGCATATGTTTAGCTCCTTTTTATTTTGTCATAAGGAAACTCAATTAAGTCTGGATGTGTGTCGCTACCTTTCTCTTTCAACCATTCTTCTGGAATAACCCTATCTGCATACAAGAATTTATTTCTTTCACACCATGTGGCGTATGTCATCTTAGCACCCTTACTTAGCTTACGTCTACTGTTTTCAAACACAAAACGTATGTCTAAGTTTGGGTGTTGTTTCTTTATCGCCACGTGTTTACGTCTATCATCCGAAGTAAATCGTCCCTTCACCTCTACAATGATACCGTTCTGCAATATAAAGTCAGGGGTATAGGTGCGGTACATTAAATCTTCCCATTCAATCTTGATGGCTTCATACTTGAATTTTACTTTACGTTCTTTCAAGTAATCTTTTACTTTGATTTCTAGTCCACTCCTATACCCATGCTTTAGTGCAGCCTTGAACTGTTTACCGTTCATCAGATAAACGGATGCCAGTTCACACGGCGTACACCCAGTGCCTTGAGTTCCTCACTCAATAGCTGATCTGCTTCCTTACGTGCTTCCATTGCTGCACGTAAACCTGCATATCGTTTCTCACTGAGTTCACGTTTTCGTTCACGTAGTTGTTCTTCAAGCATTTTGATTTCGTCTTGAAGTTCTTTTATTTCATCATCACCTAACATAATTAATCCTCTATGTATGCCACCGTCTTGGGGTCTTTTGCTTTTGATACCCGTGATGGTTCTTCAACCATGTTGGGCCAACACTCGTACCTGTAATCACAGAAACGACAGTTATCATTTAGTACCTTGTTCCCTGTGGGCTTACCACGAAAGAACTCAGGTACTGGTTTGAAGCAACGTTTAAACTCATTAGTGTTTACTGCTTCAACCGTGTTCTTGATTTTATCAAGTTCTTCATCTAGGTCAAGACCATCGGCTGGTACATATTTAAATTCACCGTTGCCTTTGTTCACGACCCACCATCCACCTACACGTTTGCCAGATGCTTTGGCATAACCTGCAAGCTGCCCTACGTATCCGAACCCGTCACCCTTGGCTAGTGTAGCAAAGGAATCAAACTTGTTCTGATACGACCACGGCGATGCTGACTTCACATCATCAACAGCACCGTCTATGACAAGATCATAAGAGCCAGAAACCCTAGTATCATTACTATCTCCCACTGTAAGGCTAACTTTATCAGTGTCTTCAAACTCCACGTTAGCAGCTTTAAGCAGCCCTTTAAAAACAGCCTCAACAATGTCTCCTATCATCATGTTCATTACAAATGTCGTCGGCTTTGGTAATGCACTCTCAGGTTTATTCTTTTGAAACCAGAGTTGGCAAGTAGGACGCCCAATGTTGGACATCCTTAATGTGAAAGCATCACGAGACTTGCCACTACCGAACTGACGAAGTACTGCATCAGCAACCTCTGCTCCAATATCTTTAGCCTGTTCTTCCGTGAACGTGCTCTTGCCATTGGCAGCGTCAGTCATAAACTGGTGCAGCTTTAGTTCAGCAGGGTGGTTCATTACACGAAGTCCTCTTCGTCAATGTCTACAAATGACTCAACAGTATCTGTGTCTGTGTCATCATTCTTATATGCATTGTCATTCCAAGCACCCTTGATGTACTCGTTATAATTCTCAACCCATGCAAGGAAGTTTGCGAATGTCTCTTGCTCTGAGTCTGCCACGTCAAGTGTCTCGTTCAGATCAAGTGCCAAGGTTGGCAGGTAAAACGAGTTGCCGTTTGGTAGTGAACGTTCCTCAGTCGCAGCTTTGATGTTGTGCTGCACTGGCAAACGGCGCATCTTGCCTAGTTTGTTGAACAGTGTTCCCGCAGTTTTAAATGCATCACGGTTCTCAATCTCCCAGATGAATGCCTGTGGCTCTAAGTCAACTGGGTTACCCTGTGCATCTGTAACGTCATGCAGTTCTACTGTACCGAACATGACACGAACACGTTTGATCTGACGAATCAAATCTTGTGTTTTCTCAGGCAACGCTTTGAAATCTTCAATGTAACCCGCAGGTTTACCGCAGTTGAAACCACCATCGTTATCCTTCATGTCACTGTTCAGATCGTTAGCCATAAGCGTTTTGACATAACGATTTGGTGTTGTGTCACTACCCTTGATGAAACGCTTGTACATGAAGCGTTGTAGGTAAGGACGAATAGTCGCAGTAGGTGCATAGTATGTTGGCCCATCAGGGATTTCCAACTTGTATGTACCACCTGACACAACTTCCATCTTGACCTTCTTGCCGTTCACAGTTTCCTCACCCATGATGGCTGAGTGATTGATACGTAAACGTGCAAGTGTGCTTGCCTGTGACTTCTGTTGATTGTCAACGGACATGCCCATTGCTTCTGCCATTGCGTTGAAGTTTCCTGTGTTGATTGTTGCTACTTGATTCATGTAAATCTCCTTTTCTGTTTTGCGAGTTCTTAGTTATATCACGACACGTCTTTAGTGTCAAGCCAATTCGGACCAATCTTTGCCTCTAATAAAAGCGGTACATTGAAATCCAGTTTCCACTTCTTATTGACTATGGAAAGCAGTCTGTCGTTGGCTGCATTTATTATCCGTAATACTTTGTCCTTCTCACTTGGGTGCACATCAATCACGATGGAGTCGTGTACGGTATTGACTATGCACGATTGCATTTGGTTTACCCCTAATAACTTGTCGATGTATATCAGAGATATAGGTACAATGTCAGCAGTTGCAAACGATTGTACAGGAAAGTTTTTAATCTGTGTGAAAAATGTCACAGTACCATTAGCACGTCTAGTGACATCAGGGAAAGAGAACTCACGACCAGATGGTGTTTTGATCTTACCTGTTGCTAGTGCCTCACGTGCAAGCTCCTTGTGCCACTTGCCTATACCTGAGTACTTCTTAGTAAACTGCTCGTAGTACGCAGCCTCTGCAGGTGTACGACCAAAACCACTAGCACCATACAACGGTGCAAATGTGTGTGCCTTGGCTTCCTGTCGTGACATGTTCTGTCCTGCATCAGTGATCACCTTTGCCGTGTACGAGTGTACGTCAAAGCCTGTGGTCACCTCGTCAATAGCAGTTTTGTCCTGTGACAAGAACGCTGCGACCCTGAACTCTAACTGCGCAAAGTCAGCTTCCATAATCTCACCACCATCCCAACGTGATTTGAACACACGTTTCACAGGGAACGTACCACCACGTGGCATGTTCTGCATGTTAGGATCGGCACCAGACAAACGTCCAGTAGCAGTGCGGTGTTGTAGTAACCTGACGTGCAGCTTACCATCTTGTTTTACATGTGTTGAGATACCTTCCACAAAGCTTGAGAGATATGTGTCAACGGCAGACAAACGACGAACTCGTTGTAAGAACAACACTGCGTCTTGCATATCACGTTCTCTAGCGATACCTTCAAGGTATTCAAGCTTATCTTTACTTGTTGCGAAACCGTTGGCTGAAGCCCATTTTGAAGTTGGAGCATTGAACTTTAACCCAGCAACAGACGAAACAATATTAACATAAATAAAACCCGTGCTATCGCAATTGCTGCATCGGTTAGTTCTAGCGTATAGTGTACCATCTTTCTTTACCTTTCTTATCTGTCCAGTACCGTTGCATGTACGGCACTGCTTTGCTTTCTGTTTGTACAATGTCTCCGTGTTACGGCGAACTGTACTCCGATACTCCGTATCAGTCATACGAAAGTCTTCAAACAATCCTGCCCATACTTTCTTGTCCTTGGGTTTCTTGCTGTAGATAACCCATGACAATTGTTCTGGACTGTTCAAGTTGATAGGACGATCACCCATCAGTTCACGTACCTGTTCCTCAAGGTCAGCAACCAACTGGTCACGTTCCTGTTGGAACTCTTGACGCACATCTTCAAGTGCAGCCATGTCAACAGTAAACCCACGTTGGTAAATCTTAGCGAGGTGTACAGCCAATTGATTAGTCAGATTGACCGTTGCTGCCAGTGAACTGCATTCCTCGAATGATGTCTGCAAACGAAGGTACAGTTGCTGAGTAGCATGTAAATCGTGGGAGAGGTACTCTGACAACTCTGCGTGAGGAATGTCACGTACAGAGTAGCCCTGCTTGAAGTACTCCTTCAAGGTGTCCTGCTTCTTGGTGTCAAGGTTGTACCGTTCAGCACAAGCCTCAAGAGACAGGGGTTCCTTCTGCCCACGTTGCAACACGTACTCACCCAACATGGTATCAAAGATTGCACCTTCGTAGGTGAATCCTGACTCCCATAACCATATCAAGTCGTGTGCTGCGTTGTGCATAATTAGAAGGGCGGTTTCATCCAAGTTCTTCTGGACAATGTACCGCCCCTCTGGTGTGGGCGAATGCTCTGCGTGATCGAATGTTACAATTGTTTCGTTTCCAAGATCATCTAGCATCCCCACTTGAACTAATGTATTCTCTGGTTCAAACGGATCAAGGTGTAGCTTGCCGTTACGTTTTACCACAGTGTTTTCTACGTCGAGGGTAAGGTGTTTCATCTAGTCAATATCTCCTTCATGCCAATAGTCCCAATCATCAAATACCTCATTGCCATATAGCTTGTCAAGATTATTGTTGAACTCTTTATCATTGGCATAATTTTTTATTGCTTCTAGTGCCTCAGTCAGTGTCAGGTTCTGTCGTTGCATCTCTGCCACTAATGATATGGCATCTGATTCATTTCTATTCATATTACTAATCTCCCTTTCGATTGCTCTGCGCCGTTCATCATCTGTCAACTCACGTATGTTTTTATTCAAAAGATTGAACACCTCTTGATCTGTAATCGGCTTACGCCCTTCAGGTAGCTTCGTCATCGTTTACTCCAAACTCATACTCTGTTAGTTCATCTTTCTCATACTTGATATGATCTTCAATAAAGTCATACACTAATTGCATGTCCATATTAGCTGCTGCACAGTATAGCACTAGCTTCAGTCCTTCCTCTGCCAGTAATCCACGGGCATGTTCATCCATCTGTACAGTGTATGTTGCACTACCATCCTCATTTTCTTTTACTGTTTCAACGCCCAGTATTCCTGCATCTTTATCCATCATTCTTCCTCCAAACAAAATCCACAGAAGTCACCCTTAGATGGGTTGCCACATGACACACATGTTCTCCATGAGTCCTTCATCAGTGCTTTCCAACTCTCTGGGTACAGCTTCTCCATGTACTCATCTATCTGCATTGCCACCTCACGTGACTCTTGCTGACTGTCCTGCTGCATACGTAGCTGACACATCTTGGCGAATGCATAAACAGTACCTGACCAGTACCACTCTGTCATCATAGACTGAGGCAATACCATACGTGCTTGTTCTGGTGATACACCCTTGGCTAACAGGTAGTTGTAGTTCTGCCGACAATCCTCAACCATGTTACGTGCAACTGATGGACGTATATCATTGATTACACCATCACTGCCCTGCTTCTTGTCTTCACTGCGTCCACGCCATACATCAGGCTGATAGAACTCAGGCTCATCGTCTACATACCTACGGCTGATCTCATTCCACGGCATGTACTCATGCTTCACAAGCTGACGTGCCACAAAGATCGGTGCCTTAACGTGAAACGTGGCAAACGTGTGGTTGAATGGTGACTTATGATTATGCTTGGCAAGGTAACGTATCAGCTTGGCATCCTTACTTTTCAAAATGTTTGGCTCACCTGTATAGATACGTTGATGCCATTCTGATTTCTTACCGAAGCTGACACGTGCAGCATTCACTACTGATAGATCACTACCCATGTGATCAATGTACGTTACTTCAATCATACTTGATACCTCGCAGTTT